GGATGGTCGAGCTTGCGCACGCGGAACTCTTCGGCCTCCCGGTCGTTATCAGTGCGCCGCTGCTCGTTGTCGGCCTCTTCGGTCTCGACGCGGCTGCGCTCGTCGCGTTCCCACTGCTCGGGGTCGGCGTGGCGTGCGCGTAGTGGGGCGGTCACTGCTCCGAAGCGGTCGGCAAACGTGATCTCGACGAGCGTGTCGCCCTCGACCTTCATCGTCTTCGACGCACCGCCGCGCGCCTGCTCTTCAGTCAGGTCGAGGATGCGGAACTTGCGGTCTTGGTCAGACATGTTGCGGAGGGTTGCCGCGCCTGCCTCGACGGCGGCGACGGGCTGAATCGAAATGACGCGGCGAGCATGGTGCCCCGGGTAGCATTCATCGACACGAATCACGCGGCTACGCTGCTCACGCTGACGCAGGGCGCGCTCTGACTTCGTCTCACCGACGAGCCATTGCTGGTCTTCGAAGAGGACTTCATATAGCTGCGTTGCCATCGGCGGCTCCTTAGCCAAATATCCCGCGTTGCTCGGCGAGCGTCACCGCAACCATGCCCGTCGGTGCCTGCTCGCTGCTTCCGTCTTCGAGCGTCTCTATATACGGCAGGTTGTTTGTAATCCAAATGACGTGGTATGGGCGCAAGTTGTGCAGCTCGCCCAAACCCTCTGAGATTGTCGACTCGCCGCCCTCATCCTCTTTCTCAACTGTATTCTCAGGCGGAACGTCGATCGTAACCTGCCAGTTGGCGCGCGCACGTCCAGTATCGACGGGCGTCCTCATTACGATTCCGCGCAGCACGTCAAGCGCAAGCTTCTTGTGGAACTTAACGTAGCTTGCAGGCATTAACGTAGTCTTGAAGACCTCGATCTCCGCGTTGAACGTTGCAAGCGCTGCCGCATAGTTAAACGCCATGGCTTGCTCCTACGCGCGAAGCTGCAATTCGTACAGCGCTATCTCGTCTCCAGTGTAGATGGGCCCAACGCGTTCGATGCGCCACACGAGACTGCCGAGCGTAAGCGTGTATCCCCGCTTGGGGACAAACGTGAGGTCCTGCGCGGCGACGAAGGTCTGCATATCGCTTGCTTGAATCATCGTTCCGTCGATGAGATGCCTGCTGTAGTGCGTAGGCGGCGTGATCTTTATCGTCGGATTCGTTGCCCCGGACTCCGTTACTGCCGAGGTCACCGGGTCGTAGCTCTTCGTTGACGGGTCGCCGTATGTTGCCGTTGCTCCATACTTGTCAAGCAGCCTTTGCGCCGTCGGGACTAGCCTGCTATCAAGTGCCGTCGTCATTACTTAGCCCCTTGCAACGTACATGCCGCCTTCGAGATAATCGACAAGAAGGCGGTCCACCAATGAGAACTTCTTGTACTGCGACGCGGAGCCTGCGTATTCGATGCTCTCCGTGATGGGGCCGACCTTAACGCTTGTCTTCTTAATGTCGCCGGGCGTATCGACGTTGGGCGAGAGCCCATTTGTTTCCGTGATTGCAAGCAGCGCGAGTTCGGCTTCCGCGTCCTTTAACTTCTGCGGGATTTCGTCGCTGTCAATAGCATAGCCGTCGCGATCGTCCACAAGGGCGCGTGGCCAGTCAAGCGCCTGTGCCTCGTGCGTGCGCGTTGCTTTCCACCGCGTGTGATACACGGTGTCGAGATACTGCGTTGCGAGACGTAGCGACTTCTCCTTTACCGCTTCCGTAGCGTCTGACCAGTCGGTCGATTGGCTATGGGCAGTGTGATACGTGTCCGCTTCCGCCACGGACATATAGCTGTCAGCGTCCTCGATGCCCGTGCCGTCTTCAACTATTAGCGACATGGCTTAGCTCCTCACGGCTTTGTGGGCAGACGCGACTTTGCGGGGCAGGCGTTACATTGCCCACCCCGCGTGTGTGCGTGCGCAGGCTTTACGAAAGCGGCAGACCTGTGTGCTCGATGTAAACAGCTTTGCCTTCGTCGATGAGCGTCTGCGCATCCGCTTCCGGCAGAACTTTGCGCGACGGGCCTTCCTTGATCAGCACCTCGATCTTCGGACCCGTATACTCCGTGGGCTTCTCGTCCGCAGACGCTTTGTCCTCGACAGAGTCGTCGACCGACGGGTCTGCGGCAGGAGCCTCGTCCTCGGCGGACGCTTTGCTCTCGTCTTCGTCTTCCGGATCGTCCTCGGCGGGTGCGTCGGTGAGCGGCTCGTCGTCGAGCTTTGCTTCGAAGGCCTCGACGAGCTGAGCGCGCTGCTCGGCGACCTTTCCGTCGAGTGCGATGTCCAGCCCAGCCTCTTCCGCCATCGCGGCGAGCTCGGCCTTCGTCGCGGCTTCCGCCGTCGCCTTGAAACCGGCGAGGGCTTCCACCTTCTCGTCTGCTGTCATTGCGATGCTCCTTACGTGAAATGGTTACCTTGCCCGGAGCGCGTGATTAACGCCCCGGGCAAGGAATACCCCAGCTTCTTAGCGAACGTTGCTTAGAAGCAAACTATGCGTCTCCTAGACTAGCCTGCGATGCGGCAAGCAAGCTCAGGACGGATGAGCTTGGCGCCGAACAGGATGTCCAGCTCCCACGAGGTGCGCTTGTGCTGGCGCTTAACCTCGAGACGAAGCACAAGCTTCGAAACGGGGTCTGCCATCGTCAGCATGTTACCCTCGTTCGTGATGTCCGTGTCCATCATCGGCCTTGAGGCGAACGCGAACGCGTCACGGTGGAACGCGAGGTTTACGACGTGGCTAGCCTTGAACGTAATGGCTGAGCTGTCGTCACCTGCGGCAAGCGCAACCTGGAGCGGAGGCGCAATACCGATATCGCTGTCCGTGCCGGCGAGCGTGCTGGACGAGGTGACCACGTAGGTCTGCAAGTCCTTGGCGCCGGACGCGCGCGTGGCGGTGGTGAAGATGTCGCCAACGCTGGGCTTGGTGGTGAAGCCATCCATGTGGATAACCTCGATGCCCACGGCAATGCCCGCGCCATCGTCGACGAGCGGAATGCCCGCCATGCCGAGCGTGTGCGTCGGAACCTGTCCGTCCGAGTACCAGTCGAAACCGAACAGCGTTCCGAGGTTGCCCTGACGGATCACGCTGTTGTCGCCAACCTTGCTGGCGTGGCTGAACGACGGAAGTGCGAGCGCGGCGGCCTCAGCGTCGTAGTCGAGCACGCCCCGGCGGTTATCCCGCGGGCACTTCTGCTGGTTAAGAACCTTGCGGGCCTCCGTTGCAGTGTCAACCACCGGCGTCGCCTCGTCGAACGGCGTGACGCCCGGGGTGCCTGCGAAACCATAGACGCCCGTGTACGCCGCGAAGATCACGGAGTTCACGTACGCCCCGAGGGACTCCACGCCCGCGCTAAGCTGCATGGGCAGGAAGTTCTCATCGGCGTCGATGTTCGTCAGGTCCTGGTCCGAGAGATAGAACGGGTCGGTCTGGCGCCAGTTGTTAAGCTGGAGCTGCACCGTCTCGGGCGTGTTGTCGTCAGCGTCGGTCGGGTCGGCCGAGCTGGGGGCAACTGCGCGAGTTCCGACGGCGCTGGGCACGGGAATGTCGATCGTGCTGCCCTTCTTCTTCGCCTCCGTCGAGTAGTCCGTGTTCACGAGCGCAGGCATCACGGTCTTGCTGCGCAGCGCGAGAAGCGCACGGGCCAGGATCTTCGGAAGAAGCGTCGTAAGCGTATTGGAAGCCATGGCGAGAATCTCCTTCTACGTCCGCCAAATGCGGGCGTAATTTAGCTTGCGATCGTCGCCTTGCCTTTGGCGATTGCCTCTAGGTTGGCACCAATGCCAGCGAGGTCGCCCCTGGCAAGAACGGCGGTTCCAGCGGGTGCGCCTGTTGCCGCTCCCGGCGGTGTCCCACCACCGGACGGCGGAGTGACGCCGAAGGCCGGCGCAAACTGCGGGTTGGCCTTCATCTCCCCGATGAGTTCAGAATGTGTCATCGGCGTTACTGCTCCAGACTTCGTGCTGATACGCGCGTTGCCGAGCGAGTCGATGACTTCAACGGAATACTGCCCGTCGTCGCCCGCGTGCATTCGCGTCTGTCGCTCGATGTGCGGGAGGAGGAAGAACGGGTCGCCGCCCTCTTTGGTCGCCGCCAGCGTGCCGCGTGCGGTGATCATCTCCGCAGTGAGCTGGTCGCGGACCGTTGCCGTCATGGAATTCGCTGCGTCGAGCTCCGTTGTGAACTTAGTCTCGAGCGCGGCTTTGTCCGTGGCGAACGCCGACGTCAACTGCTCTTCCATTTGCGTGCGCGCCTCTGCAAGACGCTGCTCCGGATCCCAGTTCGCCATGTCGGCGACCTTGGCAATTGCGGCGCGAGCGGCTTCGGGGTCGAGATCGCCGAACTTGGTTGCTGAATCTTTGATCTCCGACGCAAGAGTCGCCTTTTCCGTCCGCACTGCGGAGAGCGCGCTTCGAAGCCCGTCCGTATTTTCGAGCCCGAAGCCATTCACGGCTTCCACCTGCAAGAGGTGGGTGCCGTCTTCCTGCTTGGCGTACAGCCCCTTGGCTGCGTCATCCAACGCATCGAACGCCGTCTGGTCAATAAGCGCCTTCAACATTCCGAACTCCTCTCCGGCATCCCGCCGGACGTAGGCATCCCGCCCACGCTATACGATTGCGGCCCGCGTTAGGTCGGCCGCATCACCTTGCAGGCATCCCGCCTGCGGTTGTTTACTAAATTGCTTCTAGTAGTAGTTCGAGCACCGTTTTTCCATCTATAGTTACCATGTTGCGTGCTATTACGTTATACTCCTGCTGGCGTGGTAGCAATACTTCTAGCTGGTCTGCAAAATCTTCGATTTGGTTTGGAAATGAACTTCCCAAGTGGCCCGGTTGAATTTTGAAAATTACTTGGCGACCGCCGCGCCAGTCTGCAAAGCGCGCAGCTACCTTGGCATCCTGCGTGGCGCTACTACGCCCAACAAATTTAATTACCTTGTCTGTCTTAAACCCCAAGTAGTCCGCTTTAGACAAGTCTCCAATGCCACGATACACCAACTCTTTGGAAATAGGCGCTCGTTTGAAGACTTGCGTCAGCGCCTTATAGTCGCGTAATTCCGCCATCACCGTCGCGTGTGGCGTTTGTAACGCTATGCCCGGGATGCCCCTAGCGCGCAAAAATTCGTAACGCTCCATGTCCGAGCTAAAACTATCCAGCTTGCGAATAGTTCTACCAGAAGACCCCTCTTGCCACGCGAATAGCGCGTCCTTCTCTTTGCGGGTAAGGCTTTTAACCAGTTCGTCATGCGTGCGCAAGCGCTGTACCTTGGGGAACTTTGCGTTTAGTTTTTTCAATTCTAGCGTTATACGCTCTTTTTCCTTCTTTGCCCGCGCCTCAACTTTCAACTTCTTAGTAGCGTCTTCAAGCTCTTCGCGAAGCTTTCGTTTTAGCGCGGAAGCTTTCTTCCGAAGCTCTTTTTTCTGCGCGGAAGCTGCAGCTTGTTTTGCCTTCCGTGCTTCTTTCGACTCCACTACGGCTTGCTTCTTAACGGGCTTTGCTGCTTTTCGCGCCTTCTCCTGCGCAAGTTTTGTCTGGGCTTGCTTCGCCTTCAGTTCCGCTTGCGCCTTCAGTTCCGCTTGCGCCTTCAGTTCCGCTTGCGCCTTCAGTTCCGCTTGCGCCTTCAGTTCCGCTTGTGCCTTCTTCTCCGCCTGTAGCGCTGCTTGCTTTGCCTTCAGTTTTGCTTTCAGTTCCGCTTGGGCCTTCTTCTTGGCGGCCTTCGCCTTCTCGGTCTTTGCCGCCTTGCGCAGCTTTGCTTTGAGGTTCTTGTCCTTGAGCTTCTTTCGCGCAGCTTTTGCGGCGGCCTTCGCTTCCTTCTTTGCAAGCTCCGCCGCATCCGCAAGCTTCTCGGCTTTATCCGCCAGCTTCTTGGCTTTGGCCTTTAGCTTCTTGGCCGTAGCGCGTTGTTTCTTCTTCGCCTGCGAACCCTTTGGCGCGGCGTCCGACTTCACTTTGACGGTCTTGGCACGCTTGCGCACGGACTTCGCTACTTTGTCCGCCTGTTTGGCGGTTCTCGCTGCCGTGCGCGCTTGCGCTTTCGCGGGCACGCGGAACGTTACTTTCGGCGGCGCGGGCGGCGCGAGTGCTTTTGGCAGCGGATTGACAAAGGCCTTCGCTTCCTTTTCCAGCGCTGCGTTTTCCTCTAGCGTGAATGTTACGTTCTCGCGCTTTGCTATCTCTTTCAATGTCAACGGGCGGTGGCGCGCATTGACAAAGCCCTCAATTTCCACGTCGCCATCGACGAACCACTGCGCCTTCTGCTTGCCCAGCACTTGATTCTGTATCGCGCGCGGCTGGCGCATTAGCCACGTTGGATATGTCTCGGACGCGGGCACCGTTCCAGTCATCGAGGCGCGCGCCTTTGGCGATACGTCCTTTAAGTCCAGCCCCAACTCCTGCCAACTCTTCGTCACGGGCACCGTCGTACTACGGCACTGAAAGTGCATCGGCGGACGCGGGCCCTTATTGATATCGAAGATCTGTCCGTCTAGATCTGCGCATATGACAGTCGTCCGGGCGTCGAGCGTTGCTAAGTATTGCACGCCCTTTATAACGTCGCTATTTTTCGCGTATGTTGCTTCGCGGGCGGCGTTCGTAACGTAGGACGTCGCAGTGCGAACGACGGCTTCCACATTGTGGCGCACGCCGTTGAATACGCCATACGTCTTTGCGGACCCCGTTATTCTGCGCGTCAGCTTTCCGATGGACTCGCCTTGCGCCAAGCCAATCTTGAGCTGCTTTTCTATCGCACTGCCTGCAGCCTTGGGAACGCTGTTCCACCACTTTGCGAGCGTGCGTCCTTGGAACGGCGAGTTGACTGCAAGCTCGCGAATTGTTTCTAGCGACGGCGTGTGAAATGAAATGTTAAGCGGAACCGCCTTCTTCAACGCCGCTGTTTGCCACTTTGCTTCGAGCAGCCCCGCGCGAGTGAGACTTGCGCGCAGTTGCGGGCTAGCGGCTGCCATGCCGCCGCGAATTGTCTCTTGTATGCCTACCGCAGTATCGCGGACAAATTTCGTCGTCCATGGGCCCTTGTCAAGTCCGTGTGCTGCGGCTTTCGCCATGCGCGACTTTACAGTGGCGACCGCGTCCGGAAAAACCTGCCTATTGAGAAACGTCATCATCCTGCGAACTTCCCCGTTAGTGTAGCGCTGGATAGAATGCGCATGGACAATGGCTGCGTCGCGCAACTGAACGTTCGTTGACTTTGCTACTTGCCCAAACGCTGCGAAGGCTTCAGCGAATGGCGTCGGCATTGTCAATCCTCCAGCGGAACGTCGCTACTTGCAGCGTCGATATCATCGTCAAGCTCGAGGTCGTCGCGCGCCGCATACATTTCGAGGACGTCCGCTTTAACACCCTCGAGCGCGCCAAGTATGTCGTTTGTGGAAAGCTCCCCGCGCGCCACAGCCTTCTCTACGACGAGATTAAGAGTGCGATACAGTAACGCGGGCGCGGGGCGCATTTCTTAGTCCTCGTCTTCAACAGCGGGCTCGTCGTCATCGTCATCAGGTATCACGTCGTCAACGTTAACGCCCGTCAAGTCCGGCGGCTCTTCGTCGAGGCGCGTGATAATTGCCTCCGGCGTTGTGTCCTCGGAGATAAGCCTGCGGCGAATTACCTCGCGCAGATAGGTCTCTTGGTCAATCTGCCGCGCAATGCGCATTTCGAGGAGGATCTTAAGGTCCTCAGAGACGCGCTGCGTAAGGCCGAACTCGTTGAAGATGTTTACGGCAAAGCCCTTGGGAAGTTTCTTCTTTTCCCACTCTGCGGCAATGCTGAAAGCGGCAGTCAAAAGCGCCTCGACGGTGCGTATCCACGCTTGCACGTCGTTGATCGACTTGCCTTCGTCAATAGCGCGACCCGTTGCAGTCTCGCCGCCAGACTTTTGCGTCAGCGGGCGCAAGCCTATCAAGTGCATACGGTTCTCGAGGTCTTGCAGGTCCTGTCGGCCCGCTTCGATGGACTTGCCACCGCTCTCGACTATCGTCATCTTTGCTTCTTCGTTTGCGGTACGGAACGCAGCGTGTGGGCCCAGCACAAGCCCGCCGTTATCGTCAACGTCCTGCTGACTTATGCCGCTAAGGAAAAGCATTCCCGTTCGCGCAAAGCGTAGCAAGTTGCGCTGATCCGACGCGCTTTGCCAGTGTGCGAGGTTAAGCCACGCAAGGTCGAGGAGCGGCGGCTTGCCCTGCATGAAGCCGTTGCTCTTGAGGTATCCGGTGAGCAGCGGGATGCGGCCAAACGTATGGTTTACGATACTCATAGACACGTAATTTGTCTCGTCTGTCGTTTTCTCAAAAACCTCGAGAGTTGTCTCAGTCCATACGCGCACGCGGTCAATATTAGTGCTGCCGTATTTGCCGGATTCCCGTGTCGCTTGCTCATAAACGCGCAACTGCGTAAGCTTGCGCTCGCCTGTTTCAAGCAGCTTTGACCGCCAGCCGATAACGTTGCTCGGCGAGACAGGGATGAAAATAGCGCGCGGGTGCATGCCCCGGTACTTGTCGAGCGGTATCTGCCCGTTCTCGTCTGTTTTCATCGTAGGGAAGTCGATGAGCAAATGCACAAGCCCGTGGTCCATCGCAATCTCGAAGAGCTTCTTGCCAAGCTGCGTTAGCGTTGTCCGCTCGCGGTCCGTATCCTCCTCGAGAAGCTTTAACGAATCGTCGAGCGTGTCCGCGGACTCGAGGGTAATAGTCTTCGCAAAGGGACCAGCAGCAAAGGACCGCGTTGTGTCGCCGTAGGTATTTGTGAGGACGCTGCGCGCGAGCCGGCGCTGGTAATTCTCGTTCTTTTCCTTCTCCTCTTGCGGAAGATACTTGACGCCTTCCTCGCGCATAGTTCGCGTGCCGCCTTGCAAAGCAGCCACAAGCTCCCAGTCCGGCGCCATGGCGACGTACTCGGGGATTTTGTAGTCTACCTTATCAGCTAAGTTATTCGCTGTCTCTGGCATCGCTGCCCCTCTTCGCCATGTGTGCTTCCCAGTCGAATTTTGATATCGTGCACCCCACAAGATTCTCTCGCGTGAAGCGCGTCCAGCCTACGTCAATCAGCTTGTTAGCTTTGTTGTCATAAACCGCGGTACGATAATAGCGTCGACGCACGTCAGTCACGAGCGTGGCTGCGTCCGGGTGCGCAATAATAAGCGTCGGCTTCCAGAAGATGCAGCCGCCTGCAGATACAGCGCACAGCACGAGCGCCAGCGCAATCAGGAGGCCCAGTAGGCGTTTCTCAGCGTCTCGCGCGGATTGCATGCGCATATCCAGCTCCTTTGTCTAGTGCGATGTCCAGCGCGCCGCGTGCGCGCATAACGCTGGGTCAGGCAGCGCCGGGAAATGCTGCGCACGAGCCTGTGGCGGGACTCTGCACGCAACACGCTGGACATAATTTTCTAGCACGCCGCACGACGCGTCTTGCGTGGATAAAGCCGGGAGCGTTATAGCTAAACCGTTCGCAAAACGCGTCGAGCATTGTGCTAATTCGTCAGAGGCTTCGCTCGGGAATTCCTCCGAGGTCCAAATGCCTGGATCCAAGGCGGCAGTTTCGTGGCGCTGCGTAAACGTAGCGCAAGCACGTTACCGTCAGAGGAATTCCCGAGCGACGCCGCCATGACGTCGCTTGTTTCGTACTGTGCGAGGACGTAGTCGAAGGGACAGTGGCCCACGGTGGCGGCGCGCTTTCGGCGCAAGTGCAGCTCTATGCAAATTTTCCCGCATGCTGCCGTTGTCGCACTGCCCCTTCGACGACGCCCTCAGACGTCGTCTTCGTCTTCCCCGATGATGCCCTTCGCAATGTTGTTTTCAACGGCCGCGCGTGTTGCGGGGTCGTCGCCTAGTTGTCGAACTTCCTGAGGTTTACGCGCCTCGCGTGCTATGGTTGCCCACATTACGGAGAGCATAGACCCAAAGAAGTGGGCTATCATCGTGAGAAACTTCATGCTAAATCTCCAGAGTGCGTATTCGCCCGAGTACTAAAGGCGAGGCTCGCTTAGACGTCCGAGCCCAAGTAGCCGCGGACCGCGACGTGGCAGTCGCCGACGTTGGCGATAAAGCCGATGGCGTTGAGCGCGAGGCCCACCGGAATCTTGATCGGCGGGCTGAACGTGTAACGGTTGGTACCGCCCGCATCGCCGCCGTCGACGGGAGAGATGACCGCGACGTTGGTGGTTCCGTGCTGAAGCGCGAGGAGCTGCACTTCCGCGGCAGTGAAGTTGATGGCCTCAGCTTCAGTGACGTAATAGCACTTCCCCGCGACGGCGGCGGCGATTTCCTGCGCCGTGGTCGTCTCGATGACAGTTGCGTTGACGGCGGCAAAAGGAACCGCGTCATCGGGCAGGCCCTGCGGCAGGACGCTTGCGGCGATGCCCTTCAGTTCGCTCGACATGGTGAAACTCCTTTACTTCTTACAACGGTGAATGCGTATGGTGGTCGCTGCACGTTGCGCCTTAGCCCAATGCTTTGGCGGGAACGCGTGGCGCTAGCGCTGCTTGGCGCGTTACTTCCGCGCCGCTACGATCTTGCGGATGAGGAGTGCGATGGAGCGCTCGCCAAGAACTTTCAGAAGATCCACGCCCTGCTCGCGGCCGACTTCGATACCTATGTCCTTTGCCTTCGTGCGCAGGTCTTCGCGCTCGATATCCGTGAACTTGCCGTCGGCGTGCGCAGCTTTCAACGCGCGGCCCCAGCGCTCCCACGCATCGTTGACGCCAACCTCCAGCGCTTCGACGGCGGTCGAGTACGCAGTGTCCGTCTTGACGTTTTCCCGCGCCTTCCACCACGCGAACGCCTTGCCGATGAACAACGGAACGACGTAGATGAGCGCGAGGATAATCACTTCCGACAGAGCTTCCTTCATTGTGCGCCTCCAGTGCTGTGGTCCCAGTCTTCTACCGAGACCTCCGAGACATCTCCGACGTCTACAAAAACCAGTTTCACCATAGTCGGGCGATCCCGTTGCGCGGGCAGTGCGAATCCCGTCAAACGCTCCGTAAGCTCCGCTTTCGTTTTGAGCTGCACGGGCATTTTCAACTGCATCGCCTTGTGAAAGCGCGTCGCCTCTTCTGCGCGTGCCAGCGTTTGCGTCTGTGTGCCACCGTCATACGTTATGGTTATTAGTTGCCACTCGCGCATGACTTGTCCTATCCGAAGAAAAGCGCCCAGCCGACGCGCGCTATGTCGCGCAGTTGATACCACGCGCGCTTGTGCCACGGGAACCAACAGTAGCGCGACACGCGCAAGACCTTTGTTCGGACGAGCGTAGGCTGGTTTGCATATAGCTCGTCAAGCGCCCCTTGAAACGAGCTGAAGCCGCTAGCCCACGCACTAACGCCGTACACAAGCGAGCTTGCTCTGTAAATGCTTGGCGCTTCGGGATTAGCTATCAAGTTGTATGATGCCCTTCGCGCCCTTGACTTCTTTGCCTGTCGTTCCGCCAGCGGCTCGCGCAAAGAAATTCGCCTTGCGCTGCGCTTCTTTTCGCGCGGCGGCGAGGCGCTTCTTGTCCGCCGATATCTCTTTGGCCTCAGCTAGCGTTCCAGCGTCCATCTCAGCCTTCCACGCCATGTCATCTTTCGTCGCCATCGGTCCGTGTTCCTTCCTCTATGGGAATGCTTGCGTCAGCGTTGCTTAGTTGTGCATGGACGCAGAATCAAGCAGGACGTCCGCAAGCGTTCGCGTTGCGAGGTCCCACTCCACGTAAAATGCTGCGTATCTTACGTCTGACGGATCCCAGCCGTTTCCGACGACCGTGGGCTCTGTTTCCGCGATGGTCTTCTCATGCTCTTGCCATACGGCCGCGGTGATTGCAGCGTTAAGCAGGTCCCAGTGGTTGTGATTGCTTTCGTCGGTGCCGAGTAGCATATGCACGCCGATGACGTTGACCTTGCTCGAAAGCAAGAAGAAGGTATCGACTTCGCCATATGCGCCAAAGCGCGAGAGGTCGAGGCCCCGGTCGCTGCGGTCAAGCCCGAGGTCGCTGCGCTGCACGCCCGCGTTGACCTTGTTGTTGGTGCCGTCGATCTTGCTGAACTTGAGCGACGACGTTCCGAGGATGTGGCGCGGGTCCGTATCGATGAAGCTAGTGTCGTTGTTTTGCGTCACAGCGAGCACTAGCGTTTGCGTATCTGCGCCGCCGCCATCGACGGCGGTCGCCGTGACGCGTTGTGCGAAGGGAATGCCCGCGGTGTCAAACGTGAGCGTTAGGACTGTAGTGCCGTCAGCCGCCGCAATGCGATCCGGGCCCTTGCCTGCGCTTGCGGGGTTTGCGATTGCCCACGCGGCGGTGGCTGCGGTCCACGCTGCGGCGAGTCCTGCAGTGACGTCCGCAACAGTTGCGGCGAGCGCCGTATACGTTGCGAAGATTGCGCCGTCATACAGGATGTTGAAGATGTCGGCGATTTCCACGTTTGCGGGCGTCAGCGTTGCGATCTCGACAATGGGCTCGATGACGCGTAGGCTAACTGGGTAGCCCTCGACGGCCTCGACTTTGCCGAGGAGAAGCTGCACGATATCCCGCACGTCGCGTATGTGCGGCACTACGCCGCGCGCGTCGCCCACCATGCCGTGCTTATCTGGCGAATCAAAGCTCGCATCGTAGTCGGACATTGTGAATCTCCTTAGTCGACCATCGAAGTATCAATGCTTACGTGATCGAGCAGCATGTCGGCCTTTGTTATGTTTTCCGCATTGAACTCAACGTAAAACGCTGCATACTTCACGCTCTTCTGGTCCCAGCCCTTGCCAACGACTGTGACCTGCGTGTCGCCCATAGGAACGGAAAGCTTTTGCCAAACGCCCGCCGTAATGCCCGCTTCTGCAAGCGTCCAGAGGTTGTGGTTGTCCTTATCTGTTCCGAACGCGACGAACACCGCCACGATATTCGTCTTAGTAGGCACATAAAAGCGTGCGTTGATCAACGCGCTGGCGATAAAACGCGTGAGGTCGTAGTCGATGCCGTTCATCGAAAAACCCGCGAACTTTGAGTTTGCGGGTCCATCCAACTTTGAGAATTTGATGGACGAGGGGCCAAGGACGTGCCGAACGTCCGTCTGTAGATAGCTAGTGTCGTGCATTACGGGCACCGCTTTTGTAAGCGTCTGCGTGTCCGCGCCGCCGCCGTCAACTGCGCTCGTCGTAATGCGGTATGCGAACGCAGTTCCGTCGGTGTCGATGTTGAGCGTGACCTTTGTGTCGTCCTCCGTAGCAACGATGCGATCCGGGCCTTCGCCCGCGCCTTCGGGATGCGCCGCTGTCCACGCGGCAGTGGCCGCTGTCCACGCTGCTTGAAGCCCTTCGACGACCGTTTTCACAAGGCCGTCTGTTGCAACAAATATAGCAAAGTCCGCGCCGTCGTAGAGGATTGTGAAGATGTCCCCGACTTCAATGTTCGCTGGCGTCAGCGTGGCGGTCTCCGCTACAGGCTCGTAGAGCAAGTGATGCTGCGGAAAACCATACAGCGGGTACAGAAGCCCCGAGATCAACGATACGTGGTCCGTCATTACACGTACGTGATGCACAACGCCGCGGTCGTCGCCGACGACGCCATCGCGATCGGGTGCATCGAAGCTCGCTGGGTGAATGGGCATTGTGGATTTTCCCCTACAACTGGATGATCGAGAGGTTATTTCCCTCGCCGACCGGGAACCGCTTCTGTATATAGTAACCAAGCCCGTCGCTCATGTGCGTCAGCGTTGGGTCGTCTTTTTTGTCTATCTCGCCGCCGCCGCCCTTTAGCAGCGTAACGCCCTCGAGGTCTTCTACAACATGCTTGGCGCGCTGTGGATCGACGACCATGTGAATTACGCCGTCGCACGAACATAGCCGCGAGTTCATCGCGTTTAGTCGAACGCGCTCACGCGGGTTTGCCCGGGGGACGCGCATGTGGACACGCGACCCAAAAACCGGCCGTAGCACCTGCTGAACAAGATCCCAATCTGTTCCCTGGACTTTTGCAGAGCCACGTGCGCCGCCTGTTGCGTCGCCGTATATTTCGACGCGTCCTTCGTGCTTTCCCCAGTCTTTGGCAAGCTTACGGCATACGGCGGGCGTGTTACTGTTACGCGGGATATAGACTTCACCGATGACGCCCGTGAGCAACTGATCCCAGCGTGGGTCCTCGGCGGTAGGCGGAAGCCCGGCAATTGCACCTCGAGAAGTTTCTTGGCAGACAGCCGCGACACCTGGGTCCACGTTAAAGTCGAGGGCGAAGATGAGCGGCGCTCGTGGGTCATAGATCGTTTTGCATAAGCCGCGAACGCAGTGGTCCTCGCGCAGGAACGGATAATACGCGCGGCCCTCGAACGTTACGAACGACCCGTGCATCTCCTGTTCATAGGTTAGCGGATCCATCGACGCGCGCGCTGCGGCAATTTCGCCGGGCGACAGCACTGTCTCGGACCACCACGTATAAACGCCCCACTCGCCAGTCTCGTCCGCTTCCGCACGCTGCGCCATTCGCCAGTAATGGTTGCGGCCCTCGGGCACCCCGATGAGCCACGCCCAACCCTCGCGGCCCTGCGTTGCAAGTGCGGGACGAATGTGAGCGTCCCACGCGTCAGCTTTGCAGTTCCCCAACTCGTCTATTACGATGCCGTCGAGTGTGCGGCCCTCGATGCGCTCCGGTTTGTCGAGTCCGCGGACAGATATTTCAACGCCCGTGCGTAGGCGAATCGTCAAGCCCGTTTCGCTGATGCTCGCCTGATGACGCTTTGGGATCAGCGCCTTAAGATCTTTCCAAAAGATCTGCTTAGCTTGCGCAAACGTAGGGGCGGAGCAAACGAACCAACCGTCCTCGTACGGGCACGCCATCGCTTGCATGACGATGTTACGCTTAGCAAGTTCCGACTTCCCCGAACGACGACCTGCGGGCACAACTTTGAATCGTTTCCTATCGTGCCACAGCTTATGCTGCTTTGCGTGGTAGCGTAAGCGCGTCCACCGCTTCGTTGGTGCGCTTCTAACGCGCTTTGTCGCTTCCCCTGCTAGCATTGCGCTTTGTTCCCATGCTATTAACGAGGCGCTCCCAAATGCGCACTAAGGCAGCTCGTCAATAGTGCCCGGACTTGCGCCTCCCGGGCGTCCCGAACGTTCTGCGTCGTTCAATTGAAAGTTCGCTACTTCGGACTTAAACGTAACGGGCGGCAGCGGTGCTTCCTTCTCCACGCGCTTATGGCAGCGCTTGCAATGCGCGTAAGGCTTGCCCGTCTTTTCGTCGTACAGCGTTTCAAACTCGTGCGGTTTTGGCGGATAGTGGCCGCCGGAATGCTGCGCGAGCGTTGATTCGCATTCGCTGCACACAGAGCAAGGTGCCACGCCCATCGAAGTGTGCGCGGTGGTCTTGCCGCACCTGCATCGGTAATACTGCATTATGCCGACTCCCCATCCACAGACTCTGCAGCTTCGTCGGGCGGCGGCGCTGCGCCGAACTCGTCGCGCATGCTCAGTAGCGAATCCCGCAACTCCTCGCCCGTCGCGCCATCGCCGCCGGAGGCTGCAACGTCCATTATGACGTCCACGCGCTCCTGCGCACGCAGCTTCTCGAGGCGCGTTGACGTAGGCGAGTTGATTATAGAGTAGTAGAGCGCGATAGCATTGCGACGCGCCTCTTCCGTTGTCAGCTTGCCTTCCTTCTTAATGACCTTGCGCGTGCGCAAGTCGAGGAAATGGCCGATGATATCCGCTGTCCTGCTCGTCATAGCCTGTATCGGCGTATGGGTTTCGAAGATTTCCTTATTCATCGGTGACGTCCTTTGCCTCGACGTCGATGATGTCGCCTTCGTCGGGCGCGGGCAATGCTGCGACGGCTCCGTTGTGCGCCGCGGCGTCGAACGCTGCGCGTGCCTGAGACATAACAGGCCACTCGGCGATATCCCGCGTGCCGCCAGTTGGGACTTGCGCGCCGCGGAAACGCATAAAGATCTTGTACAATACGTCCGTGTCCTCGATCTCGCTGTTAAGGATTATGGCTACCTGCTCGAGGAAAACGTCTACGTCCTTAGCGTCGATCGTGCGGCCCACGGCCTTCTGCACGCGGGCGGCTTTGTCCACGAGTTCCGCAACTTCTGTCGCCATCTGATTCAGCATAGCTGACGCGGTTAGTTGCGCTTTTGCTTTGAGAATAGGATCTTTTTGCGCGTCCGCTGCGATCATGCGCTTCTTCGCAACTTCGAGCATCAACTGCGCGGCGGTTCTCGAGAGCGCTACTTCTTCGCGTAAGTCGTTCCACAACGGATTGTCGAGCTGATTTGCGTAGAACTCGTCCCAACGCTCGGTGCCGAAACGGTACGTTGCTGCGCGTTCCGTTGTAGACGAAATGGGACGTCCGCCGCCCACAACGCCAAAACCTGCGTGTTGCGGGCAATAGATATATCCGCGGCGTGCGTTGTTCGTGCATTGATTTCCGTTGGACATGCGACGCGTGCAACGGATGTTTCCGTGCTTTCCGCGCAACTCGTACTCTATGCCCGGTTCGAGGAACCTTGCGTTTGGTCCGTCGTAACCGGACGTTCCGTCGGAGTCGCGCGTGCCCGTTGCTTTTATTGACTTACGCGAAGCGCGGCTCCCTGGCGCGTGTTTCTTAAAGCCTCTTGCTTTGCGCTTCTTTTTCTTCTTCTTGGGCGACGGTTTTGGGTCGTCAGCCATAGTGCATAATGTCCCGCCGAAAGTGATTTCTAGGAAGTGGAAATATGGACTTTTCCGTCGCTCTTCGCACATGTGCAGTCTAGCATCGTTTGAGTAGGCAGGCAATTCGGAAACTGCTCTTTGAA